TGGTTGCAATTGAAACACTTTGTCGGCAGTCATCTGCACCGTAGATAAATCGACATCAACGGGAACCGCTTGCACATCTGCAGGCAGTCCCCAAGCGGGGGCCAAGAAGCGAATCCAATCGCGCGCAAAAGTATCGAGCAATTGCTTCAGCGTGGTATCAAACGGCTTGGACATTTGCTTCTCCGGCTTTCGTGGCAGCTCATACCAACACCCGCGTTATTCTATTCACACCCAGATGCGTTGCGGTCGGCGTTGAAGCAAGAACTCCACGGCCGAGGCGAGCGCATCAAGCAAGTCGTCGTGGAGCGCGAACGGGAACATCGTTACTTCTTCAAACAAGGCGCGCTGGCTACCATCCACAAAGGTATTTTCTCCTCGCAATTTCACCGTGCCATTTTGAATCGGCACGCTCAGCGCTGCGGCCCGTGCGGCTTTGCTGCGGGTTTGCACGATGCCTTGCACCTTGCTGCCGAACGAGGCGTGCCGTTGCATCAGGTCGCGGATGCCCGCAAATGCCGCGTTCGATTCAAACAGAATCGCATCGGGGTTCCAACGCGCGGCAACATCCGCGATCACGTGCATCAGGTCCGGCGTACTCACGCGGTGCGCTTGCGATTCCAGAACGCGCACGTCATTCGAGTGTTCGAGCCGACCCGCGACGACAAGTGCCGAGGCATCCGCTTTCTTCAGCGATGACACCGCCGGATCAATCGAAAGCACCACAAATTCCAGGCATTCTCGCGGCACTTCTTCATTCCAAAATCGCACCCACTCGGGGCGAATGACGATCTCGCCTTCGTGGATCGGCAGCAAGCGATAGCCGCGCGCGAATGCCGCTGTACCAATAGCGATTTGCCGTTCCATCAGCGCATCGCGGTTCCACTTCTCCGGCCAGACGGGTTCCATATTTGGGCCGACTGCGCGGCGAAAGAGCGCGTACGCCGAGTTGCGTTTCAGATAGGCATTTAAATCTTCCGGATGCCAAGGCGTACACAAGCCCCAGAAGCGGCCATCGGGTTCGAGCAAGTTCACGAGGTTATTCTGAAACACATCGATGCAGCGTTGGCGCTCGCCAGGACTATGCAACGCGCGGACATCGACGACATCATCGCACACGAGCAAATCGGCCCGCGCGCCAGTCGCGCCCGAGCCGATGCCGAACGCCGCGACACTCGGGCCGATGGTTTCATGCAAGCGCTGAATCGTGAACACATCGGCCGACCAAGACTGCCCCGGTTTCAGAAGCGGGAAGACGAGCCGAAGCCGGGCATTCGTTTCGATGGTGTCGCGCAGGAATCGGCTACGCTCTGCGGCGAGGGCATCGGTCGCGCAAACCAACTTCACACGCAAGCCGGGCTTGTGACCGAGTTCCCACAAAATCCGACCACACACTTGCACGCTTTTGCCGTGATCGCGGGGCAGTTCAATGAGTGCTTTGGAATGCTGGGAAAGGAAATGTTGAAGCGCGACATGGACTCGGGCTTGTTGCAGAATTGTGCCCGTGGCATCGCGGAAGCAGAAGGGAATGAAGCGGTTGGGGTCACGTCGTGCTTGGAGAATCGCGAGCGCCATTGTCTGCATCGCGACTTGAACTAGCGGCGCCATTGAGTTCGTCGAGGAGTGAGTCGATTTGGGCATCGGTAAGAGTCCGCAAGTGGTGGGCGATGCGCTGGCCATCGGTGTTGGTGCGCCTGGCGGGTTTGCGCTTCGGTTGCTGCCGCTGGCGTTTGGTGCGCTCGAACATCATGCGCATCTGCACGAGCTTATGCGCGGCATCCCGCGCGATCTTCTCGTCCTGGGAACGAATCTGCTGCCGCAGTGCCGCGACGGCTTCAGCGGTCGCCTGCGCGATGATCTGCCGTTCGGCGGTCGCGAGCCTGCGATTCCAGACCACGCGGTAGACCCTCGGCCAGCGGCGCACTGTTTCGGTAGTGCGCCCGACCGCCATCGCGATCGACTCCCACGATGCGCCGGTGGCGCGCAGCTCTGCCGCGCGCTCCAGCAGTTCCTGGGTCGAAACTTTCGGTGTCACCATGCTGCACCTCGAATGGGGTTGAGTGTTTTCAGGTTCACATTGCTGGCGCGCGGAACGGTTGCAGCAATTGCAAGATGCCCTTGGGCAGTGCGAAGCCAACCGAGTTGCCCCAGGCGTAGCTCGTCTCGGTGCCGCTGGCGTTCTCTTGCACGATGTTGCGGTAGCCGGTCGCTTGCATCGTTTTCGTTTGCCGATACCAGTGCCCAACGAGTTCGACATACGCTCGCTGCACAGCGGGCGGAATCGCATTTTCGATCGTGGTGTACTGCACGCGCACGGTGTTCGGGAAGTGATCGCGGCCAATCTGCCAGCCTGCGAGAACGGGCATGAACGGCCCATCGTGGTTCTCGATCACGCCGCGATCTTTATGCACGCTATAGCTCGAAGTATGGCGTTCCGATTCCGGGCCGAACTCCTCGACCGCATCCACGCGCACCGATGCCACCGTAAGTAGCGGATAGTTACGCAAGAAGAGCAGCTGCGCGCCGCCAGCGTGGAACTCGATGAAGGTTCCGCCGGCGAACGTGCGCCCGCAGAACTGCTCGATGTAGGAATCGGCGGAGGCTTGTAACTGCGCGAGCAATGCATCGTCGTCGGTGCTGGTGAGGTTCAACGCAGTTTTGACAGTGCTGAGTGTGGCAACAGCCATGATGAGGCACCTTGGGAATGCAAGTGGGGCAAGCTTCCAACTTGCCAAGAGAGATGCTGACCCACTTCTAGAAGGCAAGTTGGAAACTTGCCCCACGGGGTTCACGCAACCACAAGCTGATCGCACAACACAAAGCTGGCGGGGTTGCGTGGGCCGGCATCGATATGTTGAATGCCGCGGAGGTAAGTCATGTCGTTGCGAATGGCGGTATCGCCGTGGCCCGAAGCGAGGAACTCCATCACTCCGAGGCGCGCGACAATCCAATCCGGGAAGTAGCCGAGCAAAATGTAGGTGAGGTCGCTGGCGCTCCCCTTCGTGCGTGCCGCTGAAACTTGCGACGAGCGCACCACGCGCGTTCCGTACATCTCCGATGGCGGAGCCGAAGAGAACGCAGCAGCATTGCGGAACAAGAATGGGCCGTGGGCATCCTCGGCTTCGTAGGCATCGGCTCGGCGATTCATGAGTGCGGCGAACATCGCTTTTCGCATGATCCACGCCGTAGGCATATCGACGGCATCGGGCAGTTTCGATTCCATTTGTGCGGCATCTTCGGGCAGGAAGACATCGCCATTCGTGCCGACACTTCCGGCGGTGTGCGTAATCAAACCGGTGGCACCATACGTTGTTAAGCCTTTAATTTGCGTGCTTCCCACGCCTTCGAGCATCGCGGCATCGGCCTTGAGTGCGGCAGCACGGGCCATATCCAGGCGCACCAAACCATCCGCCGAGGGGCTGGCGAAGCGGAGCAATTCGTTATTTACACGCACGAGAACACCGAGCTTTTTCGCTTGCAAACTCAAGCTGCCAGTGGTCGGTTGGCTTTCAGTAATCTCGGCGGCTTCACCCACCCAATACGCGGTGCTGCTGCCTGTGACTTTCGGAAATTGAATGCGGCCATTCGGCGGCAACGCGATCTCGCGCGCACCCGCCGCAGCGAATGCTTCGAGGTTCCGTTGCAAGTCGATCAACTCACCGAGGACGGGCAGCGAGACCAAACTTCCACCGGCAGTATCGGAGACCGTGCCAAGGGCTTTCGTGTGAATGCGTCGGGAATCGCCGGTTCGGCGCGAGATCCAATTGGCTTCATCGGGGTCAAACCGCGCGGCATGAACGGTCATCTTTTCGTGTAGTTCCACTTGCAGTCTTCGGCCTTGCGATTCAAACACGGGAAGATGTGCGGAAGCCAACGGCACCAGAAACGATTGCGCGCCGTGGTGCGGCAAGAAGCCATAACTCGCGTACAAATCGCGCAACTGATGATGCGTGTGAATCTCTTCCTTCGCTTGATCTGGCCCGGCATAACCGAGCGCATAGGCTGCCGCTTTCAACACGCTATACCCGGCGGAATCTTGGCCGACTGGCCCGCTCGTGACCCAAGGCACTCGACGTTCGACGCGCGCGGCCTTCTCGACGGCGCTAGTGGTTTGCTCTTCGATAAATTGCACGAGTTCATCGCGCGATTGAAATTTCTCGGCGGGCACCGAAGGGGATGCATTCATGGTGAAACTCATGATGGTGAAAAGAGGGAAACAACAACGCACCGGTTGAAAACCGCTGCCACCCGGAAAAATCAAAACCAGCACTCCGCTGGCTTACGCCTGCGGCTCGAAAAACTCACGCCAGCAGATCGGCGCACACGTCCGGATGTGTGCGCCAGAACTTCCCACCGCGATCGTCTGGCACCCGTTCCAACCAATCGCGCAACGTGCCGCTGCGGACCAGCCCTTTTTGCAGTGCGATCGTCAGCGCGCCGGGGTTCTCCGGAATCGGCACCGCAGAATATTCGAGCAGATCCCACTCTTCGACACGCAGAGCCGAGCCGCTGGAATGCGGGATGCGCACCGCACGCCGAGGGACAAAACCGATCGACCAACCGCGTAGCACTTTCTGTTCGTAAAGTCGAAAGACATCTTCGGCGAATGGCACTCCTTCCGCGAAACGTGTTTCAGCAACGACGCGCCGCGGTTGCACGTCGAGCCATTCGCAAGTACCAATCGGCGGCATACCTACGCGGTTGTGCGCCCACAGAACCACGGGGTTCATGAGGTATTCTTCGGTGTTGCGTAGACCCGCAGGCACGATCACATCGCCGCTGCGGTCGGCATCCATGGTGGTAATCACGGCGCGAATGCGCATGCGAGCGGCATCGACGTGCAGCGTGGCCGAGGCAGGATCGGCTCGTGTGGTGTTCATGGGAAGACCTCAGAAAAGGGGACGGGCACCTTTTTAACGTGCCGTATTTATCGAAATAGCCGCTAACCTGAAACGATCGGGGCATCGAAACGCGGGTCCGGGTACGGCTTGAGGCCGCGGCTCTTGCGGATCTCGTTGTAAGTGCGCAAACCCAATCTCGCATCGAGTTCGTCATCGTGTCGGCGCTCTTCCTGGTTACGCGGGGAACAATCGGGGAAGCTCATCACGACATCCTGCCCGAAGCGGCGTGCCAGATCGCGCGTGAGCGATTGCGCTATCAGTTCGAGCTTCGGCTGAATCGTTCCCTCACAGAACATCACGCGCGCACCCTGCCAGATGTTCGCGCCGAGGCCAATGTTTTCCACGATGCCCGTGATCGGCGGAGGAACCCGGAAGAGTGCGAGAATCTCATCGCGCGTCATCCGCGAGGAATTGAGGAAGTCCATTTCGGCGGGAGTCAGTGTCCAGGGCGAAACTTTCAAACCTTGTTCCAGCACGATCGGCCTGTGCCAGTTCTCGCGCCCGGCGTACTTCTGTTCCAGTTTCTCTTCGAGCCGGCGCACCGTCGAATCGGTCAGCGTTTGTTCCGTGTGCAGTACCACGCCGGGCCGAGGGCCAGCGAGAAACGTCTGATAGCGAGACTTCAACAACTCGCTGTGTGCATCGACCGTGAGCGCGTTCGCTTGCAATGGCGAAAGACCATAGTGCGGGTTCAACGGGTTCGGGTATTTCAGGTGAATGATTTCATCGGGCGAGAAGGTCTCGGCGGGCACGCCGGGCGGCGACACTTCGTACGCCTTCACATATTCGCGGGCATCGGGGATCACTTTCACCCACTGCGTAGGCACGATCCAAACTTCTGCGGGTGTGTTCAGTTTCACGTCGCCGATGTGTTGCGGAGCCATGTACCAGAAGCAATTGCCCGTGAGTTCGAGGTAAACAATCGTGAGGTACCACATCTCCCACGGCGTGAGCCAAGGGTTCGGATTGTCGAGCAATCGGCAAAGCGGGTGCGTATGCGCGAGCGGAATTTGTTCATGCTCGGCCTGCCCGGTGTTGGTGTAAATGAATGGCCGTTGACGTGCTGCTTCCTGGGCGATGGCGTTCACGGCGGCATACACCCACGATTGATAATTTCGCAGTTGCTCGGTCGGGTCGTCGCGCCACCAGCCCGGCGCGGAGGCATACGGCGAAGCGAACAGACTCGCGGCCCGCGATTCCGTCGCGGCAGGCGCAGAACGCAGCTGTTTCAACATGCTGCGAAGTTTGGCCAGGAACAGCATGGGGAAACCTTGGGTTTGGTGGGTTGGTGTTAGCCGGACGCGCGAGCGACGGTGCTTTGTACTTTTTGTGGGGCTTCGCCCCAGTCCCCAGTCAAGGGCCGTGGCCCTTGACAATCCCCTTGCTCGTGGAATTGCTGGCGAGCTTCGCTCGCTGCACAATTCCACTCGCGGAGCCAGTTGGGGAGTTGGGGGGGAATTTGATCTGGTTTTTTGTGGTGCAGCTGTCTC